GTAGTGACTAACAACTTAAGAGTTGGTGGTAACTTGACTGTAGACGGTACTGAAACAATCGTAAACACAACAACACTTTCAATTGAAGACAACATCATCGAAGTTAACAGAAACGTATCGGCGGCCTCGGGTATGCCTACAGTTTCAGGATTACAGATTAACAGAGGTGAAGGTTCAACTGCAACTGAAATGCCATTGCTTTGGGCGTGGGATGAAACATTTGCAGATGACGGAACAACTATTCACGGTAACGCGGGTGGTGCCTTTACTGCTTTCAGAAGAGCAGAAGGTAACACAGAAGGACCATCGGGTACAGCGTCACTTGTGGACATTAGGGCGAACGTGGTACACGCCGTTGCAACATCGGCTCAGTACGCGGACGTTGCCGAGCGTTTCGAAGCAGACGCTCCTATGTCAGCAGGTGCAGTAGTTGAAGTTGGTGGTGACGCAGAGATCACAGAAACAACATCAGATCTATCTGAGAATGTTTTTGGTGTTATATCTGATCAACCAGCATACGCAATGAACGCCGCGGCAGGTAACAACGAAACACACCCATTTGTGGCAATGACGGGTAGAACACCAGTCAGAGTTACAGGTGTTGTGACAAAAGGTCAAAGACTTGTTACTTCGTCAGTTAAAGGTTGTGCTAGAGCAGTAGCGACAGGTGAGTCAATTTCACCATTCAACGTTATTGGTAGAGCATTAGAAAGTTCAACAGACGCAGGAATCAAATTGGTAAACTGTGCAGTGAGAACTAACAACTAATAAATATTAATACTTTTTAGTAGAATAAAAAGGCGGCTTTCGGGTCGCCTTTTTTTTTAGGTTATCAAATCCAATATAGTTTGAAGTTTGCCTTTGATCGACTTGTTGTTGAGAGTATTCTTTAGGCCCATGTGTAGATTTTTTGGCCAACATTCAAAAGCAGTCCAACAATATCCGGAGTGCTCTTCATTTAGAATAGGTATAAACTCATTGTCAATTGCAATCACATATGTGTGAAAATAAAATTTTTGATCGTTTGATGTGAACATTTCCAACGGAATAACTTTTTTAAACTTAGGTGTATTTCCGACTTCTTCTTGTATCTCACGTTTCAGACCTTCGAACGCACTTTCTGAGTACTTTGATTTTCCTCCAACCAATCCCCATGCGCCGGCTGTCTTTTTGTCTGTCCTTTGCAGGAACAGAAATCTCTTTGTGCCTGTTGAGTAAAACAAAGCACCCGAACATACTATATTATCTTTCATGCTATATTATAACAGCAAACTGCTGGATTATCAAGGGGTAGTTGCGTCTGTACTTGCATTGTATCCTGTGGTGAATCCGCCATCTAATACTATGCTCCAATTTCCTTGTTTATATATTCCTTCGTAGCTCTTGACCCAAACACCGCCGGAAAACTTATACTGTATACCAGTGTTTAGGTTTGTCACGTATGCCAAGGTCGAATCAGGATCACTTGCGTCCCATACCACGTCCCATTCGTCATTTACTGAATCGTATTGTATTATATCGTTTTTGCTGGCAGGTCTGTGTCTCCATTTTTGACTGAAGAACCAACCCTTGTCTGCTGTATTGTCGGTATCTGATGCAACTTCGTCTGTGTCGTCTGCAGATCTTTCATCAGTTCTAAGTTTACCAATATCTTCTGTTATAAGATATCTAGTTCCATTAACTGGTGTGTCACCTGGATCGAAAGTCAGCGGATTGACTATCTTGCTGACTGCTGTCAAAGTGTTTGTAGGTATGGTGTCACTGTCTATGGTGTAGAGAAGAATTGTATCATCAAGACTAGTTGTTGCTATAGTCCCAACTACTTCATTGCCGTTTTCCTGTGTAAGTCTTATCTGTGATGTCCCATTCGTAACTTTTCCATACTGGTCTAACAATACTTTCCAATTGACTGCAGGTCCAAACGTCTCGAAAGGATCTGCTAATCCGGGATCAGTTGCGCCTGTGTGGAAACCATCGCCACCGGATTTGACATTTGTACCTGTTGTACCTAACAATCTCAACTGATTTCCTGTTACCAACAAGCCAAAATTATTTGGAGTAATGAAACTTCTTGAAACCAGTTCTCCGTCTATCAAACCTTTTGCAATACCACCATCGTCATCATAGATGCTCATGATTATCTTTTGAACCACACCTAATTTTTTAACTTTGACTGGCGGAGATAACCATATCGGCATACTGAATGTCATGGATGCAACATCAATTTCGGACTCTGCTCCTACAGGGATGGTCCTTGAACTGAAAGTTATACCGGTCAGCTCGACGTAACTCAAACTTGTCCAGTCAATGTAATTGTCAGTCTTCTGTATTTCAAAATCTGGATTGAAAAGGTATAATATTTGTTCAAGTATTTGTAGTTTTTGATCGGTGTTGGATGAGAAGATATCCGCACTCACTTCTAATCTAAAAGGTGATGGCATGACCTTTTCTACTGTGTAACCTGCACCTAACTGATTAGTATAGTTGCCATCTGAGTCTACATCTCTTTCTCGTAAATGCTGTTTTTCTATGTGATAAGGATTCTGCATTCTTTCCCTGTCATAATTTAATTCTCTGACATAACAGGCAATTTTAGGAGCGTAATTCAATGCATTTTCACTGTTATTCCTTATAATATTTGCCACTTGTCTAGTTGGATCTCCGTATACAACCGGCACGGCTCTAAGGTTTACTGAACCATCTTTTGCTTTTCCTGTTTCAACAGAAAAATTACTCAATATCCTAATAAATTGAGTGAGAAATTTTCTAACCTGTCCTTCGTAAAAATGTAACATTAATTGTCAGCCTTTGGTTTCAGTGCTTCTGAAAGTGATTGTCTTTGTTTTGTAGTTAATCCATTTATGGTAGCCTCTGACGTGTTATTGACAAACCCTGTTTTGTAGTTTGCCCTAGAATCATTATTCGTCGTCGTTATTCTTACCGAGTCCTCGATTTTTACCCATCTGTTCCCGTCATATCTAAACAGTCTGTTTGGTAGGAAATCTGTCCTTAAGAAATAATCTCCTTGATCTACTCCCGAAGTTGGAAATGATATTCCAAACCCTGCAGGATTTCCGTTGGGAGCAACACCATCACCATCAAGGTAGAAGCCATAATGTGAACTTGCAGGCGTATCTATTGTTGCATTCACAGTTGCATCACTACTAGCCCTTTGATCTTCTGTGTTAACATTGTCCGTTCTGATGTTTCCTCTTTCGTCTATAGGTGCCACATAATATTGTTTGTAATTGAAACCCGACTTGGGTGCGTCTGCTTCGGCCTGAGCAACAACCTGATCGTTGATAGTTTTTTCTCTGTTGAATGTGCTCATGTAACTAGCGACACTGCCTGTTGTGGTTGCGTCTCCTAGAATATCTCTGAACTCCTGCGAATCAACTAGAGTTTTTAGTTTCAACCTTAACAGATGCGGCCACCATGTAGCGGAGAATCCTTCAGCGGCTCTGTTCACATCCTCAATAACGTAATATCTTTTGAGTGCAATTGGTATGCTTTCGTCTAGTGAGAAATCATCTTTCATGTGTGGGAATTCCAACACATCACCTGACATTGGTTTTCTTCCGATTCTTTCTACTATGTCATTGAGATGCACTGTCAAAAACAATGTGTCATTTTGTAGGAACATTCCAAACTGTGATAGGTTGAAGTCTGCGTCCTGCACGTTGTAGATGCCTCGCACAGTGTAGACATCAGGTGAATATTTTCTGTCTCTGTTCTCTAAAAATAACAAATCCTGAATTGTTGTTTCATTAACTTCGCTGTCTGCATAACTAGGCAATGTTGGCGATGCGGCTCCGTCTTTGTTGGTATCTCCCTGATCGTATGGACCAAGGTATTTGTGTAGGTGTAGATCTGTGCCTCCGACCGTGAACATCTCCTTAATGTTGCGATCAAAGAATTTATAGTCATTACCTTTTTCAGGCTTAAAAATGGATAATCTTGGCATATCACACATATTTATTGCCTAGCCAAAGGCTATAAATATGAGTATGTCAGAACTACAAACAGGTCAGCAAGAGATATTCGATTATGTAAAAAATAATCTAGGCGATGGGATGATTGACGTTGAATTAGACCCAAAACACTATCAAACGGCACTAGAACGAGCTATCAACAAATTTAGACAGAGATCGTCTAATGCTGTTGAAGAATCATATGCGTTTTTGGAATTGAAGAAAGATCAAAATACATACATCTTGCCTGATGAAATCATTAACGTTAGAAGTCTACACAGAAGAACTGTTGGATCAAGAACGGAAGGTGGAGAAGGTGGTACACTATTTGAACCATTCAATTTAGCATACACTAATACCTACCTTCTTAGAGCAGGTGCCACAGGTGGACTTGCAACCTATTATGCTTTTGCATCGTACCAAGAACTTGTAGGGAAACTGTTTGGTAGTTTTATACAGTTTCACTTTGATGTAGCAACAAAAAAATTAACAATAACTCAAAGACCGAGAGCCGACAATGAAACAGTTCTAATGCACACAGATAACTTCAGACCAGACATTACATTGTTCAAAGACATATATTCCAAGCCATGGATTAGAGACTACACACTTGCGGTGTCCAAAGTAATGATTGGAGAAGCAAGAGGCAAGTTTCAACAAATTGCAGGCCCACAGGGCGGCACTGCACTCAACGGTTCAGAACTGAAACAACAAGGTATGCAAGAGATGGAGCGCCTTGAAGCAGAAATTGGTAACTACTCAGAAGGTGGCACACCACACAGTTTTGTTATTGGTTAATAACCAACCATCTACATTTAAATACGCAGACATGAAAGACTCCAAGTATAAAAATTACTCTGATCTCACACTAGACGAACTGGAAGAAGTGGTTGTTGAACTTGAAAATTTAAGCATCAAGGCACTTAAAGAAAAGAAAAAAAGCCTCAGGAATCAAATATTACATTCTGTTGCAGAAGCAATAAAAGAGATTGAAAAACGTCTAAAAAAATAGTATAATAACACTATGCTTGTAGGTATAGTAGGTTTGATAGGTTCTGGTAAAGGAACTGTCTCTGACAGACTTGTAGAAAAACACGGATATCAAAAAGACAGTTTTGCAAAAAGTTTGAAAGATGCCGTTGCATCCATGTTCAACTGGGATAGAGCCATGCTGGAAGGCGACACAGAATCAAGCAGACATTGGCGTGAACAACCAGACAAATTTTGGAGTGAAAAGTTTGGCAAACCAATCACACCCCGATGGGTGTTACAATACTTTGGAACGGAAGTCATGCGTGGTCAAATGTATGATGGAATATGGGTGGATAGTTGCATGGGAAGGTATAAAGGACAGAACACTGTGATAGCAGATGTAAGATTCCCAAACGAAGTCACGCAGATAAGGGCACAGGGTGGAAAAATTATACGGGTAAAAAGAGGCCAAGATCCTGAGTGGTTTATAAACTATGTCGAAGGAAACATAGAGCCAACTGGTGTGCATTCATCGGAATATGCATGGGCAAAAGAGGAATTTGATTTCATTATCGAAAATAACGGTGACAAGCATGAATTATATCAAAAAATAGACGACTTAATCATCAACAACAAGATCACCCATTCTCCATCCAAGGCGTCTGATCCCTTGCAACCTTTGGCAATTGGCGCAAACAGTTTTTAGATTAGTAGCCACAGTATTCCTCATATCTCCGTCCACAAAGAACACATCAAGTTGACTTTGACTCTGTGCCTTGAACCCACACAGTTCGCATTTCCTCTTTTTCTTATATCCAGATCTTTGCAGGGCAGTCACGCCACCTATTTTTTTGCCTGCTTTTTTCCTGATGCAGGTATCACAGAGTGTCCGCCAGTAAACCCTATCATACCGCTTGTAGGCGTATGCCCTGGGTTTTGACTTACATGATTTGCACAATGGTCTGTCTTTGTACCGCATAGTTGTATTTACGTTCCCTATATAGGCACCTCGAAAATGGTAAATTATGTCAACAAAACCGTATGATTGAATAAATAACTCTAGTATACGTACAACTTGCAAGGAGAATACGAAAAATGGCAACATTAACATCACCAGGAGTAGAGGTTTCAGTAATAAATGAAAGTTTCTACGTACCATCAGATGCTGGTACTACACCACTATTCATAGTAGCATCATCACAGGATAAACAAAACGGAGCAGGAGACGGAACTGCGGCAGGTACACAGACTGCTAACGCCAACACTGCTTATTTGATATCATCACAAAGAGAATTAACAGAGACTTTCGGAGATCCGAAATTTTACACAGACGCTTCAGGAAATTCATTAAATGGATATGAATTGAACGAATACGGACTACAAGCGGCATACAGTTTCTTAGGAGTTGCCAACAGAGCATTCGTACTTAGAGCGAACGTGAACACAGCGGAATTAGTTGGAAGTGCAAACGCTCCAACGGCAAGACCCGCAGATGGCACATATTGGTTTGACCTTGCATCAAGCTCTTATGGATTATTTGAGTGGTCACAGACTAACCAAACTTTCACAGCAATAACTCCAATATTGATCACTTCAGTTTCTGACCTGGTAGGAAACGTGTCAACAGGTGCTCCAAAACAAAACGTTGGAAACATCGGCAGTTATGCTATCAACACAACGCATGTTACAAACAAGATTTACAAGAAGAATGCAAGTAACGAATGGAACCATGTAGGATCAAGTGCATGGCACGCCGCTTTACCAATAATCACGGTTGCTTCAGGTACAACAGTAACAAGTGGCCACAAAATGGTAATGAATGACGTTGAAATCACAGTGTCAGGTACAGCACTATCAAACGTTGCAACAGCAATCGGATCTAATGTAACTAACGTTACAGCGAGTGTAAACTCCACAACAGGTAACCTAGAAATTTTCCACAATGGTCAATTTGCAGGTGACTCAACTGGTGGAGCAGGAACAATTAGATTCAATGAAAGTACAGGTTTATTAGCAAGTTTAGGAATCACAACAGGTGTTTACAACGGACCTAAATTCCTACAAGCAAAACACACTGACAGACCAACTTGGAAGACTGCAGACGAGAACAGACCTAACGGTTCTGTTTGGTTTAAGACAACAAGTGCAAACTCAGGTGCAAACATCATATCTAAACTTTATAGCTCATCAGCAGGCTCATTCAGTCAAGTGGCTTCGCCACTTCACGCTAACAACCATCAGGCAATCTTCAACTTAGATGCCGCAGGTGGTGGAGTAAATTTATCAGCAGGTGACTTGTATGTACAGTTCAATGTTACTGAAGAGAGCATGACAGCGAATGACTTAGGCGGTGCGGACACTACAAACAATGTTGGTGACTTCCAAATCTTCAGATACGAAGGCGGAGAAACAATTATCAACTCCAAAACTACATTCCCAAGTTTCACAGCAGGCGAAACATTCTCAGTACAGGAATCAATTAAAAACCAAGAAGCATTAGACACGGCTAAAACTGTTACAATGATCTCTGGTGATGGTTCAACACTGGGTGATGCAGACGACTTTGTGACTGCGTTCTCAACAGCAGGATTTACAAACCTAGAAGCATCGGTTATCACTTCAGGTGAGTTCAAAGGTGCGATCAGCATCAAACACAAACTGGGCGGTGAGTTCAGAATGGTGGACACTTCGGGTACTCCATTAGCAGATGCAGGTTTCAGCACAACAACTGCACACAGTTATGGATCATTCACAGCAAACAGCACAACGTTGATTGACAATTTGTATGATGCTCCAACAGGGGAATCATTAGACTCGTCTGCCAACAATGCAATGGTGGCTTCAAACTTCAAGAGATTGAGCTACACTGCTTCTGCAAGTGAACCAACAAGTGAGCCAGCAGATGGAACACTTTGGTACAGCACAGTTGTTGACGAAGCGGATATCATGGCACACAATGGAACAACTTTCGTTGGATACAAAACAGCGTACTCAGACACGGATCCAAATGGTCCACAGTTTAGTGCTACTGCACCAACTACACAGTCAGACGGAACGCCATTAGTAAACAATGACTTATGGATTGATACAAGTGATCTTGAAAACTATCCAAAACTTTATAGATACAACACAGCGGCAACATTAAGCTCAACTAACACATCTAACCAAGTTGCAGTCACTACAACAGGTGCGGCATTCGAACTTGTTGACAAAACAGACCAGACTACAGAAGATGGAATAGTTTTTGCAGATGCTAGAATGCAGACAACTGCAGAAAAAGCCGACTCAACAGACGCAAACACTGCCGGTCCATTTAGCACAATCAAGGACCTATTAAGTGACGGATTCTTAGATCCTGATGCGCCAGATCCAAGTTTATTCCCACAAGGCATATTACTTTGGAACACAAGAAGAAGTGGTTACAATGTTAAGGAATACAAAAACGATTACATCACTACTACGAAATATCCAGGAAGCGGATCAAGTGGTTTAGGTAACATCAGAGCAAGTAACGAAGCAGTTGGTGGATACTTCCCAGACAGATGGGTAACTAAATCTAGCAACAACGCAGATGGTTCTGGATCTTTCGGTAGAAAAGCACAGAGAAAAGTAATTGTTGAACAATTAAAATCAGAGATCGACACTAACCAAGCAATCAGAGAAGACCAAAGAGGCTTCAACGTTATTGCATGTCCTGGTTATCCTGAGTTGATACAAAACATGATTAACTTGAACACAGATAGAAACAACACAGCGTTTATTGTTGGAGATACACCTTTCAGATTAGAAGGAACTGCAACAGCAATTACAAACTACGCAAACAACTCAGCCGGCGCACTAGACAACGGCGAAGATGGTCTTGTAAGTGCAAGTGATCACCTAGGCATATTTTATCCGTCTGGTTTGACAACTGACAATACAGGAAAATCAATTGTTGTTCCACCATCACACATGATGATGAGAACTTTAGCAAACAACGACAACATCGCTTTCCCATGGTTTGCACCATCAGGAACTAGAAGAGGTGTGGTCGACAATGCTACATCGGTTGGCTACATTGATGCAAGTTCAGGAGAATTCGAAACTATATCTGTAACGGAGTCAGTGAGAGATTCAATGCACGAAGTTAAAATCAACCCAATTACTTTCTTTGCAGGTGCAGGGATTGTTAACTTTGGTAACTTAACTAAAACATCGGCAAGTTCGGCATTAGACAGAATAAACGTTTCAAGATTGGCAGTGTTCTTAAGAACACAATTAGACTCGATTGCGAAACCATTCATATTCGAACCTAATGATGAACTTACAAGAAATGAGATAAAACAAGCAGTTGAATCATTCTTGTTAGAGTTGGTTGGACAAAGAGCATTGTTTGACTTCTTAGTAGTTTGTGATGACACTAACAACACACCTACGAGGATCGATAGAAACGAATTGTATGTTGATATAGCAATTGAGCCAATTAAATCAGTTGAATTTATCTACATACCATTAAGAATCAAAAACACAGGAGAAATTGCAAAGTTAGGGAACTAATTTTGAATAAATAGGAGAAACAGATGGCAATATCAACTTTATCAAAATTTACAGTACCTTTAGCAAACGATCAAAGTTCAGCATCACAAGGCTTGTTGATGCCAAAACTACAATATCGTTTTAGAGCGATACTGGAAAATTTTGGAGTATCAACACCAAGATCAGAACTAACAAAACAAGTTATTGACATAACAAGACCTAACTTGACTTTTGACAACGTAACACTAGATGTGTACAACTCAAAAGTTTATGTTGCAGGTAAACACACTTGGGATCCAATAACAATTAACCTAAGAGATGACGTAAACAACTCAGTAACTAAATTGGTTGGCGAACAGATCCAGAAACAATTTGATTTCTTCGAGCAAAGTTCTGCGGCATCGGGTATTGATTACAAATTTACTGCTAGAATTGAAATGCTAGACGGTGGTAACGGTGCAAGTGCACCAAATGTGTTAGAAACATTTGAATTGTACGGTGCGTACATTGAGAACGTGAACTACAACACGTTAGCATATGCAACTTCAGACCCGGCTACAATAACAATGTCAGTAAGATACGACAACGCGATCCAAACTCCAACAGGAACAGGAATAGGAACAGCGGTAGCAAGAACTATTGGTACATTGAGTACTGGTGGTGGACAGTAAGATACAAATTTAAGTTAGCAATTATAATACAGGAAAAGCGTCTTTATAGGCGCTTTTTTTGTGACTATAAATAACACTACTATGCCAACAATAAACAATTTCCTGCAAGGTTTCCAAGACGGATTACCTGGAATGAAAGATTACCAACACGCATCAAGGTTGTACCTAGACGACAATTTCAAACTGATGCCGAAACAGAAGTTTCTGTTTCATGTCGTTTTTAACACAGACGAAACACTGTTCATGGATGGCTTTAATGCCAATGAGCGTTACGAATTAAACATGTTGGTGAGAGCATGTGATCTGCCAAAATATGATCTCAG